CGAAATGGAGAAAGAAGAAGTAAAGAGGGAGATATTCCCTGATGGACAGAGAAGTAATGCTAAGAGAAGGAGACTGGTCGATGATGAAGATAGATAATATGCCTGTGGTGTGTCCTTTGCCTATATGTACTGAAGATGCTAGATATTGGAAAGCTTTGTATATCTGGTTATTTACTACTCGAAGATGGGTATTGGAAGAGGATTGGGAGTATAAGCTGAACAGCTGGGTATCTATATACATTCCTAAAGGATTTATATTTGACGGAGCCTCTGTACCTCGTATATTCTGGTTCTTGTTTTCTCCGATAGGGATATTATTTATCCCTGGGCTAGTACATGATTTTGCTTATAAGTATACATATGTATATTTGAAGATAGGTATTAAAGGTAAGTTAGTAGAGCATAGAGGAGAAAGTAGAGATTATTGGGATAGGATATTTAAAACGATAGCTATAAGAGTGAATGGTTTTAAATTAATCAACCAGGCGGCTTATCTAGTATTGAAAGGCTTTGGATGGGTAGCTTGGAACAATCACAGGAGGAATGATGATGTGGAAGCTTAGAGATATATTTAAGAGTCTAGGAATTACCTGGATGGAGACTGCAGATGATGGAGATAAGCCTATATTGCATGAAGGTATAATTACACAATTTGATAATAAGAAGGGGGCAGTGACAGCTACATCCGCCTATACAGGAGACTTAGAAGATCTCCAAGATGTTTACTCAGCAGTAGCTCCAACTCTAAGTATTAAATCTTGTACTAATTGTGATAACTTTACAGAAGAAAGTTTAGATAAGAGAACTAGGCCTCCTATCTGTCAGGAATGTTGGGCATCTGATGAAAAATATGTAGCTGGAGGTATTAATGGAGGCAGGTATAATTATCCTTCTAAAAGTAAACACATATGGGAGGATCCAAAAACAGAACCACATTATGATTGGTTGATGTTTAGAGGTAACTGCCCTGCGAAAAATAACGATTATGAAGAGCATTATACTACCTGTTTTATAAATAAGAAACCCTGCCGTATAGAAAACTGTACTCTGTCATATTGGTCAAGCAATGCGTAATATAACTTGTATGCACTACAGCATATTAATAAAGAATTCAGCATTTATCAGCCTTCTATTTGTATAGGATTTATATGTCAACACTAAAAGACTACAGAAACGGCGGAGAAGGCTTTGCTCTTTGGGCGGAAGAAAATTGTAGGATTCCTGTCTACCCTGAAGGCTCTTCGATACCGCAGTGGTTCCTTATAGGCGGATTACCTAAAGAATACTTAACTATATGGGAAGGTCAAAAAGAAGTATGTAAAGAAGCTCTCAGAATGGAAAACGGGAGATTTGTTCATACATTAATAGTATTATGTTGGCCTCGTGGGGAAGGTAAATCTCTCCTTGTTTGTCTTATACAGCTTTGGAAATTTTTTTGTTGGCCTAAACAAAAGATAACTCTTGGAGCTAATTCAAAAGATCAGACTAAATTTGTACATTTTGATATTATGAAGGATATTATCAATAATAGTAGGAAGTTGATAAATATAGTAGGTACAAAAAATGTACAGGATAGAATAATTAGACTTCTAGATGCGAATGGAAATATCACATCTTCACTCCAGCCTATTTCAACTGCTTCAGGTATTGTTTCTAATATTACAGGCTATACATTCTCAGAGTTTTTCGATATGAAGAATCCTAAGTTTTATGTACAGCTTGACGGATCTGTTAGAAATATACCCAATGCTCTCGGATTAATTGACTCCACAGTTTCAGATAAAACTCACCAACTATATAAATTGTTTGAAGTATACAGAGATAAACTGGATCCTACTGTATTTTTTAGCTATCGTTCCAGTCAATTAGGGGTTGTTGCAGATTATTGGAATCCTCATATGACTGAAAAACAGCTGAATGCTTATCGAGTTAGATGGGTTTTAGGAGATTTTGAGAGATATTTTTTAAATATTTGGGAAGCTGGAGCAAGAAAGATATTCACTCCTGAAATGATTGAAGCTACTAAGTATCTGGGAGCTAATGGTTCCTATAATAATATCGATGCTATGAAACAGTATATAAATAGGAAGATAAAGATAAAACAGCAGTATCAAGATGCTAAAGATAAAAATGTAGAATTTAAAGATCCTGGTGTAGTTTTAGACGATATTGAAAATTCTTTAATACCTGTAGAATCTATGTATTCTTTTGGTAACTTATCTACAGGCGTTCAGATGTGTTCTGGTGTCGATTTAGAAAGATTAGGAAAAGCTTTCGATACAGGATGGATAATTACGGCTGGGTTTGACCGTTCTGACCCTATGAAAACGGAACCTCTTGCAAGAACAATCTTTACCGTAGTTGCAAAAGGCTTGATAGGTTCATTATCTAAACCTTTTATGGGTTTAGAGGCTAATTATGTGCCTAAATATATATATTTCCTAATAAATATCCAACATTTGACAAATAACTCGTTGGAAGAGATGAAAAGATTGATTACTGAGGCTGATAAAGAATACGATGGATTAGATAAGATAACTGCTGAAAGTTGGGGAATGTTTGATCTAGACCCCTGGTGTCAAGCTAATGACATAGAATTCGAAGTAGTTCATCCAGGATATGAAAAACAGAAGGCCGCTTTTTCAGAGCTATTTGTACTATATAGAGATTATTGTCTAAAAACTCCTCAAGTTCCTATTGCAGGATATAAGACTAGAGACGTATTGGAAGAGGAAGCATTAGCATTTGACCACGATATTGTAAAGAGATGGTTCGGAAGTAACGAGAAATTTCAAAAAGGGGGTATTCAGGATGACTGTATTTATAGTTTAGGCTGGAATATCTGGGGTAGTAGAACATTAGGTCCTGAAAAGCTAAGATTAAGAAAATCTAATTTTGAATTTGGAGAAATGTTGGTAGCAGAAGGAAATTTAGGCAATTATTAAAAAAGATTAAAAAAGGCTTGACATATATTAATTAAAATGCTAAAGAATAAGTAACCATTTGGAGGTATATAAAATTTGAAAGAAAAAAACGAATTAGATACACAATTTTTAGCGGAATTAGAAAAAATTCCGGATGAAGTTTTATCTAAAATTCAGTTTTCTATGCCTTGGCAAGATGGTGGATCTTCAAATGCTACGGATGAAGATGGTTTTCCTGTTGTAGCAGGAAGTAAGACAGATACTCCGAATACTCGCCTAGCTCTCCAGGAGGAGTGCTGGAGAAAGTTTAATCAAGATCCTTTCTTAAATACGTCTGTTCGAGGTCAAGTTGGTCGAAAGGCCGGCTGGGGCTTTGAAACTACTTCGGAAAATTGGGAAATACAAGAGAAAATAGATGAAATAGAGCTCGACCCAAGAAATAGACTATATACTTTTTGGCCCAAGTTTATTGGAAGATATGATATAGAAGGAGAGTTATTTTTACTGCTTACTCCTCATTTAGACGGTTTTGTTGAAGTAGACTTTATAGATCCAGGAACTATTGTAGAGGGTGGAGATGATGGGTCTGGTATTATTTTTCATCCTAATAAATCTACAATGCCTCTATTTTATAATGTAAAGATAAGCGGTAATTCGAGAATACAAGCACCTTCTATATTTATAGCAAGATACCCCGAGTTAGTAAGTTCAGTTTATTCACATATAGATTACTCCAGAGGAGACCAACAGACTTGTAGGAATAGAAAAGGAGGGTATAAAGCATTTGGCGGTTATTCCAAGTTTATAGTAGCTTGTGATAAAGGATTTATTACTAAAAGAGCCGTCTCCTACCTAAGAACAACTCTCCAATGGTTGAATCATTATGAAAACCTTAAAAAATATGAAATAGACCATAAAAAATCTTCAGGTTCCTACCTCTGGACTTTTAGCTTTAAGGAGCTCAAAGATTTTAGGTTGTGGCTGTCTCTTACAGACGAACAGAAGAAAAAGACAGGCATACTTGCTAAAAAGACTCCAGGTTCTTCCCTTGTACTTCCCCCAGGAATGGACGCTCAAGTAATAAATCCTAATCTTCCTACTTTATCTGGTGAAGATCACGATATCAAAGAGTTAGTGGCCGCAGGTGTAAATGAAGCATCTGATATTATGACAGGTACATCTAAAGGTACTTATGCCTCAGTAAAAGAAACTAGAGGTCCAATGTCAGATAGAACTGCTGACGATGTAGCTTATCACAAACGATTTCTTGTACATGATTTTTGGAGTAGTGTATTTTTCTTAGCAGGAAAGATATCAGATTTTCCAGAAACTTTTGCTGTTGAGATAGCTACTCATTTTGAGAACAAGAAAGTAAAGAAAAAGAAAG